ATGGTGTCTAAGGCTAAAGCTCAAGATGATCTTGATAAATTTACAAACAATAAAGTTGTTGAGCTTGCGTTAAAAGGCAAGTGGGAGTTCCTTGATGGAGACTCCCTCCCAAAAGCATTGATTTCTAATACAACCTCATATCGTGAAGTTGGCAGGGTTTTGTCCAAAATGCCAGACGAAGAGAAAGCTGTTTTAAGGAACGACTTTATGAGAGAGCTGTTGAATAATTATCCAGGAGGGGTTCCAATGAGACGCGCTCCATACGCAACGTTCTGGGATGCAAAAAGGTTTTTGAAAGATGTTGATATTCCCAAAGGGAAATCAGATCTAATAAAGAAAATGGAAACAATTCTTGGTCCAGAAAAAACTCAAGAATTTATAGATATTTCAAGAGTGATGGACGCTACTACTGTATCTGGCGCGCCACCAAAAGATCAGATTAGGGCTACACTTGGACTTGGTGGAGCTTCGTTCTACCTTGCTGAAGGACTTGGGTCTTACGCTAGAAATGCTTTTTACTCTGCGATGCTTGGGTCAAAAGCAGCTGATAGGTCAGGGCTTCTTAAGTTCATCGCTCGTGATGCAGGCCCACAAAAAACAGAGGAAGCGTTTAGAAAGGCGATTAAATATACAATTGGGACTAGAGCGGGTGTTCAAGCACTTATGGAGCAGTCGCGGAATGACCCTAGAGTTGCCGCCGAACTTCAGAAATTTGGGGCAACACTAAAGAAAAGCGAACTTGAGGCAATTGAAACAATAGATAAACAATAAAATGCCTAAAGATCCAAGCAAAAGTAAAAAGCAAGTCCGCTACCTGCTCAGCAAGGTTTCTCCGCTTTCCTCGACGCAACAGGATAAGCTCAAAAAAGAGTTGCACTCTGGGGCCGTTAAGGTTAAAAACGGCAAGAAGACCAAATGAGCGACGAAGACCTATCAGCGATTGATAGTAAAGAGGCGATGAAAGAGTTCTTCCTTGAAGTCAAGGAAAGGGCTAAGCAATTCCCTCGGAACACTATCGAGAACTACAACCCGAATGTGGCGGCACAGATCCTCTGGATGCTGGCGCAGGGTGGGCGTATCAATGCTATTGCCAAGAAGTGCAAGGTGACGCATGAGACTGTCCGTGCGCTGGAATGGCGGCATAACGACACGCTGGAGTCAAAGCGTAAGGAGTTCTCTAAACGCTACGCCATTGCGGCGGCTGAGTACACAGACCTGCTGTTCGAGAAAGCCGAACAACTGAGCCGTGACCCAGATCAGCTCAAGGCAATCTCTCCAGACAGATTAGCGTTGACTATTGGCATTATGACCGATAAGGCTGGACAGCTCTCTGGCATGGCGAGTACCATTGTCGAGCATCGCAAGGGGCCGTCTATTGACGATGCGGCCAAGATGATTGCGGAAGCTAAGTCTAGGATTGCCAATAAAGTCAAAACGCAAGCAGTTGAAGCCGAAATCGTAGAATGATACCAGAACCAGAATCAAGATACGCAGATTACGCTAAGGATGGTGGTAATCTAGTTCGCCACTACATGGTCGAGCATGACGGCGTTCAGCACAAGTGCCATACCAGCGTTTACGCTTCGTATCTAGCCGAGAAGTTCAACGCTAAGATTTGGAATGTGGTGCTGGAGAAGTTCGTTAAGCCCTTCATTGGCGTGTGCAAACATTGTAAGAAGCGTCGAGAGCTTCACTTTGTTGACGGGAATAGAGGATCGTTCCCAGCCGAAGAGGATGCGTTTTGTTGCGAGGAGTGTGATAGTGTGTATCACATCAAAGACATCCTAATGGAGACTGGTGCGTATAAAACGAACTAATGCAGTGGCGCAAACATCCAATCCTTCAGCCTCCCAGTGATGACGAGGTAGCCTTGATGGAGCCAGATGACCTCATTGAGCTTCATCGAATCTACCATGAGGCCATCGAGAACGCTGAAAAAGACCCATTCCGCTACGGGTTCAGGCTTCCGCATTGGGAAAAAGCTGAAGAGCAATTGTCGCAAGTCTCTGAGGTTCTGGCACTCGGGGGAAATCGCAGCGGCAAAACTGCGTGGGGTTCTTACTGCGTGGTCAAAGCCGCCATCGAAAACCCAAAGTCAGAGATCTTCTGTTTTGCTCAGACCTCGGAGGTAAGCATCCGCCAGCAACAAAGCGCGGTATGGAACTGGTTGCCGCATGAGATGAGGACAAAGCAAACCTCAGCTAACGCTTACATCTCGTACACGAAGAAGAACGGGTTCACGGATAATTCGTTGATCCTACCTAATGCTTCACAGATCATCTTTAAGACATACTCTCAGTATCAGAACAATCCTACTATTCTAGAGGGTGCAGAGCTTGGTAGCCGTGACCCCCAGTGGCACAATATTGGCGTATGGCTCGACGAGTACCTTCTTGGTAATGAGCTAATTGACACCCTACGCTTCCGTCTTGCTACCCGCAATTCCAAGATGCTGGTGACATTTACCCCGATTGACGGGTGGACTGAGGTGATTAAGGAATACCTAGATGGTGCTACAAGCGTCCAGAGCGTCGAGGCTGAACTGCTCAACGGCGAACTTGTCCCCTATGTCCAGCGGAGTAAGAAGCGCAATGCCAGCGTCCATTACTTCCATTCCAAGGATAACCCTTTCGGTGGCTACGAGCGAATCAAGGAGACCCTAGTTGGAAGGCCTCGGGAGGAGATTCTAATTCGTGCGTATGGGGTTCCAGTTAAGTCCCACGCCACCAAGTTTCCCAAGTTCAATAAAGAAGTCAATGTTGTCCAGCCATCAGAGATCCCAACTACGAATGTTACTCGCTATCAGATTATTGACCCAGCGGGTGCGAAGAATTGGTTTATGGCTTGGATTGCTGTGGATGCGTCTGGCACATTTTGGGTATATCGTGAGTGGCCGGGTGTCGATGTAGGCGACTGGGCTGAGTGGAAGGGTGGTAAGTGGATGCCAGGACAAGGGGCTAAGGGGCAGGGCTTTGGTATCCGTGACTACATGGACTTGATTGCCGAGCTGGAGGGTGACGAGAAGATCTTCGAGAGACTAATTGACCCTCGGCTTGGAGCGGCAAAATACCAGTCTGCGGATGGGGCATCCTCTATCATTGAGGATTTGAACGATGCCGGCATGGTTTGCATTCCAGCTCCAGGGTTAGACATCGACGATGGACTACAGGCACTTATTGGCAAGATGTCATGGGATACCACTAGACCTGCAGATTCGGTCAACCGACCGCATTTCTATGTCTCTTCCGAGTGTGAAAACATTATCCAAGCGTTGTCGGAATACACGGGTGACGGGGGGCTAAAGGAAGCATGGAAAGATCCAGTCGATGTTCTGCGTTACGCCGCCATTGCTGGAATAGATCATGTTGACGAAACCAGAAATCTTGCTACAAGACAAGGAGCGGGAGGCTACTAACAAGCTATGAAGACTCAAAACAAACCGATAGTTGCCGAGGAACTTATCATCGATTGCTTAAAAGAAGCGTATCTCAAGAGGGTAAAAATGGAAGAATATGGGAAAACCCCTAGGCTTACCGAGGAAATTGAAACCCTTGAACACGCCATTCGATACATGAAATCTAAACTAAACCATGAAAACAGCACCAACTAAGAAAGCAGCAAAGCGCGGCCGCCCACCTAAAGCTAAGCCAGAACCCATTGATTCCCCCGTGGAACCTCAAGATGACACCACCTATGAGGGCGATTATCTAGTAATCCGCAAATGCCCAAACCCTAGTTGGGTAATGGTTCGCATGGATGGTGAGGCAGTTCCGGTTAAGGCTCCACCTAGGGTATCGCACAAACTAGTTGGCAAACCTATAAAAGTTGTTATGATACGCCCCGAAGTAGGCGAGCAGTTCTACGAATATTTGCCATCATGAGCGCACCAACAGAAGAGCAGGAAGAGTCGATGATCTACGCCGAGGACGGCCCTAATGTCATGGCGTTGGCTGATGCCTACGACAAGTGCCTTATTGACTTGGAGGAATACTTTGAGGCTTGCTTGCGCTCGTATGATGATCGCCGCAACCTCTGGGAAGGTAAGTCTGATGACCTCCGCAAACAGGGCGCAAATGCCTTCCCTTGGCAGGGGGCAAGTGATATTGAGGTCAATGTCGTCGGAGAGCGTATCGACGCATTTGTGGCCATCCTAGACCAAGCATTGCAGCGTTCCCACATTAAGGCGTTCCCGACTTCTATGGCATCCATGCCACGCGCCTCAATGGTGTCTGGATTCCTTAAGTGGATGCGCTCCACATACATCCCAAACTTCCGTCAACAGATGGAATTGGGTGCTAATTATCTGCTAGAGAAGGGGTTGATGGTGTCATATGTCGGATGGAAGCGTGAAAAAAGGACATATTTGCAACAGGTATCCATCGAGGAAATCGCACAAGTCTCCCCCGATCTAGCGGAACTTATTGTTAGTGGTGCTGATGACGAGATGGTATTCGGTATGCTTCAGACAGCATTCCCCGACCTATCGTCAAAGCGTGCAAAAAAAGCCATTATGGATCTTCGTAAGAAGGGTTTGGCTGAAGTCTCTGTTCCTCGCACATCGGTAGATTGCCCAGTAGTTTACTCATGCGCCCCCGATGGCGAGGTTCTTTTCCCATCGTATGTGACTGATCCTCAACGCGCTCCGTATGTATTCTGGCGCACATTCCTAACATCTCAGGAGCTTGAGAAAAAAGTAACCTCCGAGGGCTGGGATGCCGATTGGGTTGAGAATGCCATCGAGCGACTTCGTGGTAAAGACTCCATGTATCTCGACGGCGAGAAGCTCAAGACAATCGACCGCTTGCCTATCACGGACGACAACGACCTTGTTATGGTGGTGTATGGCTACCAGCGTTTGATCGACGAAGAGGACGGCTCTGAGGGTATCTACTGCACGGTCTTCCACCCAACTACCGAGGGCTACGCCAAACACGAACTCCTTAACGGTTATGACGACTACCCCTTTGTGGTTACGCGCCTATCGAACGACCAGAAGCGCATGTACGAAACCCAGACCTTCTCGGACATCCTCCGTGGAGCGCAAATGCAAATCAAGACCGAGCGTGATTCTCGTATTGATCGTGCTTCTCTGGCTACTCTCCCTCCATTGTTGCACCCGGCTGGTCGTCCTCCCTCTGATTGGGGGCCAGGAGTAAGGGTTCCGTATCGTCGCCTTGGTGAGATCCAATGGGGGCCACCGCCTCCAGCCGACAATGGTTCTGTTGAGGTTGAGGTGTCCATGACCGCGCAGGCAGATCGTGCCGTTGGTCTGGATATGTCCAACCCAATCTCCGCCTCCCGCCAGCAATTCGTGGTGTCCAAGTTCTTGGATCATGTCCGCGATGTGCTGAACATGGCGTGGAAGTTGTATCAGAGGATGGGGCCAGATGAGGTATTCTTCCAAGTAACTGGCAACCCTAACCCACAGGTGATGACCAAGGGTTCGGCTGATGAGAACTTCAGCATCGTGGTGAACTTTGACTCACAGAGCAACGATCCAGAGACTGCCGAGACGCAGCTCAAGAACATGGTGTCTTTGGTGCAACTCGACCGCAACGGCATCATGGATGTGAATAAGCTACTTGAGTTTACAGCATCGAGCATCAACCCAATCTTCGCCGACTATGTTCTCCAGCCTGCTGAGGAAGCTCAACAGAAGGTTCAAAAGAATGTCACAGATGACCTTGCTAAGATCTTCGCTGGTATCGAGGTTCCTGCCCAGCCTAATGGCGCACAGATGGCAATGCAGATGATCCAAGCGTATGTCCAGCAACCAGACATCATGCAACGCGCACAACAGGACGAGGCATTCGGTGCAAGGCTTCAGAAATATATGGAGCAATACCAGTTCCAGCTTCAGCAAATGCAGAACGCTGAGATCGGTCGCATCGGCACAGCTCCCGCTCAAATGGGAGGAGTAATGACCCAAGGAATGGAACAATAACAATCTCAGATAAATAACAACCAACTAACTACCTAAAATTATGTCAGCTAAAAAAACCACCAATAAAAGTCAAAGGAAATATCACGCAGATGGTTTCACTTACGACCAGAAGAAAAAATCTTTCACACTACTGAATGCGGAAGATCCATCTAGAAAAGAAATGGTTAGATCGACATTGAGGCTGGGAGGTGTCGGCCCTGAAACCCCTGAATTACATAAAAAACGCATAAATGAACGAATAGATTATCTTCATACGCAGAAAGGCGAAAGATTCACCGCCGATGGCAAAAGATTAGTTAATAAAGCTCGCGGAACCCAATCATCCACTACTCGCAAGCTAATTAAGTAATATGAAAAAAGGTAAATCATGTGGCTGCGGCCACGAAAAGATGGAGCGTAAAGGCAAGGGCAAAGGCTATGTCGAGATTGAGATCAAAATGAGCCGTGCGCCCAAGAAAGCAGCCAAACGCAAGTAACACTATCCTAACAAGGTCATTTATCTCCCCCGCTTGTGGGCTTGGCCCGTCCTGCAAAGCTTCAAGGAGATGACGGTCATCGGATTCCAAATCCGCTTCCGAGTTAACGGGCCGCCAATCTAACACCACTATGACACCAATACCGAAACCAAGCATCCAGACCGCCGTAGAAGCCCTCCGTGACCGCGAGGAATATGCCGCCATCCTTCAGTTTATCCACGATGAGCGTGAGAAGTTCTTTGGTGATTTCCGCCAAGCAGAATCATCGAATGATGTGATGAAGCTCGCAGGAAGCATCTCTACGCTGGATGAGCTACTCTCAGTCTTAGCTTGACAAACCCGCTAGAATAGTCTAAGCATTTCCCGAACCTGCTTCGGTAGGTGTTTTGTTTCGTTTCATCGTTCATAGTTTGGGAGAAGGTCACAGGTTAAAATCTGTGGCCTTTTCTTTTGTCCCATGCTACATGGTACTTAAGCATGGTACTTAGCGT